GACGTTTAGTCGTCAAAGTTTAAATTGTCTAACGCTTCATCTATATCGTCAAAATCCTCTACTTTGGACGCTTTAGGCTCTTTAGGTGTTGCTTTGGGTTTTTTAGGTGCGGCTTTTTTAGCCTCAGTTTTTTTAGGTTCGGCTTTTTCCTCTGTAGTGGCTATATCTGCTATTGCCTCAACAGTGGTAGTTGGTGTCGCCGCTACGCCTGTAATTTGCTCAATTAACTCGGCCTCAGATTTAAGTGTTTCTTCTACTTCTGTTAGTTCCATTTCTTCAACAAAACGAAGCGCCTTAAATGTTAACGCGGGGTACGCCACGTTATGGTCAAAAGATATTTTTGTAACAACATAGCGTGGCTCTATTCCTCTTTTGGATAATTGCAACCCATATGAACCTAGAGATTTAAGCGTTGCTGCTGGTACTCTTAACAACATAGGATCGTTAATTTGTGACACCGAAGCCACAGCTAAACGCATAGAGTCGCCACAGGCTTTACCTTTGCCCCCACTCATAGTAATTCTAGAGCCCCACTGGTTATGAGGGCAGAGGGCACATTTCTTAGACTGAGGTACTTCTGCATCCAGCGCAGGGGCTTCGCTATCGTTAGAGTAGCAAGTAGGTTTAGCTACACTACCTTCCTCATATCCTTTGTCGTAGTACACTTTAGACTTGTTTGGGTTAACCGCTAGCATTATTACCTCTAGCGAACTTACAGGTTCGTCGTCTCCCGGTTTAGTAATTAAGTCTCGCTCATCGCCGCGTTGTACGTGAAACACTTTTCCTTTGAGGGAAATTACTGGAAACCCCCCAACTGTTATCGCAGCGGAAAACAAATTATTATTTAAAGTTTTATTTTGTAAGTGAGCTGGAAGCTCACTTTTATCGAATGTAATTAAATCGCTCATTATTTTTATCCTTCGTTATTTACGTCTAAAATTAATAACCTGCGTCTCATCCCAGTTAACTCCAGGAGGTAGGTCGTCATGTTCTGCCCTGAATTGTTCCACGGCAACTTTACTTACACGGTGTTCAAGCATTTCCCAAGCGTTATCTTCTTTGATGAAGTTGAGTAAGCTATCCCAATCAGCTACTCTAGCTGAAATTCGTGTTGATCTATATGCAGTACCAACACCTCTAGCAGAAACATTATCTATGCCTCGGTCATTAAACCTACGTAAGAACTCCACCTCAATGTTACCTTGCTTATCTTTATCAACTGAATCGTCCAATTGGTAATCGGCTTTTCGCTGTGCTCTACGGTCACGTAGTGCGATAAATAGTTTCAATAATGAAACATCGTCCATATCACTAGCTTTTGACATTTACAATCTCCTTTTTATTATGCAACCAAGCGTCTATATCAGCTTCGTCCCATCTAAGTAATTTTTGGGAAACCCTAATGGGTGCAGGGAAACTAATTTCTCGTCTACGTAAAGCAGGTAAAGCCCCCTTAGTAATCCCTAATTTTTCAGAAACTTCTTCTGGTTTAAGTAGGTTCATATAAGTTTAAATCCTATCGTGTGTGTGCAAGAGAGTACAGGTTACATTACTTTTTGCATCGTGTCAAGCCATAACTTTACTTCTGTGGGCTTTTATTTCAGCAAGCAAAGCGCCCTGCATTTTCTGCTTATTTCGTAGCCTTTTATAGATACGTTTTTCTACTTGAGTGCCTTCAAGCATAATAATAAAAGTGCTTCTGTTCTGCCCCGGTCTACTAATACGCCCGTTAGCCTGTTCAAATGTCTCGTTCGATGTAACACACGAGTACCAAATTATCGTGTTCGCAGCGGTAAGTGTCAGACCGTGAGACATGGCCGCCGGTTGCGCCACGATAACTTTAAGGTTTTTATCCTTTTGAAACGCCCCAAATATAGTATCACGGTCATTTTTCTTAACCGCCCCATAAATAACTTCAACTGTGAACTCCTTACGCAGTTCTTCTGCAACCATCTTCACTGAGGATACAAACGGCACAAACACAATTACTTTACCTTCTGAGGCTGTGATAATATCTTTTGTTTCTTGGATTCTGGGATTAGACGGGATAGTAACTTCTCCACCATCATCGGTATATACCACGCCGCAAGCAATCTGGACTAACTTAGCCATTTTTACAGCCTCGTTAACTGCTGTTATAGCTCCTTCTTCTGATTGAGTTTGGAGTTTGGTCATCATGTCGTTGTACGCCTTAACTTGTTCTTTGGTTAACTTAACCATTCGCGTTTCGTACATAAGTGGTGGTAAGTCTATACATTCATCTCTAGTAAATCTAACTGATGGTTGCATAGCTTCCTGTACTATGCTAACTGCCTCTGGTCTAGGCATCCAAGTAAATTGCGTAAGTTGACGCATGACATGGTGCTTAAATCTATTGAAATAGAGTGGTACGTTATCAGGAACTACAAGTCTGCACTGTGCCCAAGCGTCGGTAGGAGAGTTGGGTGTGGGGGTTCCGGTCATACCCCAGCAGGATCGCTTTACCCCTTGTTTGTTAACCACTTTGTTAATTGTTTTCCACCTAGCAGTAGTCGCGTTACGTGCGCACTGGGCTATCTCATCAACTATAACTAAATCTATATCTCGTCGACGTCGTAAATCCTCTTCCACGATGCCAACACCGTCGTGATTTATGATATATACGTCTACTTCAAGTTTTAGCTGTTTAAGTCTTTTTTCTCTAGTGCCGTATAGTACTTCGTATGATAGATGTGGGAAATGGTAGAACAGCTCGTCAGCCCAAGTCCTTTCTAACGTGGATAAGGGAGCTATAATTAAAGCTTTATTAAGTTCCCCTAGGTCGCGTAGGTAGTCGTATGCCCATAAAGAGGCTAATGACTTACCAGTGCCTAATTCGCTTAAATTGAACGCTCTCTTGTTTACGGTTAGGAACGCCGCCGCGTCTCGCTGTGCTTCAAATGGTGTGAGTTGCCCCGGCCAGTCGTAGTGATACCTTATGGGTGCAGGAGCGGCGTACCCTAAGTTCCGTAATACTTTTGTTTCGTCCAGCCTGTGAGGTACTGCTGTAAACAGCTCACCTTTAATTCTTATCTGCTTGGCTGTCGGTATAACATTTAAAACCCTTTCAGGTTCTTTAAGTTTTAGTAGTAGAGCCTTTTTCTTTTCCCAAACTATCATCTTTAACGATACCCTCAATTAACTTATCTAAATAGTGTCGTGCTTTTCGTAAGTCTACGATGCCATTCTTTACTTTATAGCGGCTAACATACTTAATGATGTTGCCTTCTAGATAACCGAGGTTGTTTGAAACTATATAGTCCCAAGGCTGAATCTCAGTCTGGTAGTGACTACCGCTGACTTGCCTATCATTCGCACTCATTTACTTTCTTCCTTTTGTGTACATACTAGGGTGCTTTTTTCTCCACCCTCTGTTTGTTTTTCTGCTTACTATTCTAGTGTTGGAGTTTTTTGAACTGCCGCCTTTGGCTAATGGCACTCTATGGTCAACGTCTTTACCATCCCCCTTTGTAACTACTCCTTTAGCCAATGCACGTTGTCTTGCTTTGTTTTGCATGACACGTTTTTTCTGAACACTTGGTATTTTATTATAAGCCGCTTTAGTTCGTAGCGCTTTAGCTGATGTTTTTGGCATTAATAGCCTCCTGAACTTGTTCAACATTATCCACAACAATAGCAACTCCTTCAGCATGGTTAATACTTGCTATCTCTCTATCTTGGTTAGCCGTTGTATGTTTTATCCTACCCGGGGCTTTAACCTCAAACGCCATAAAACGGCCTTTGTAGCATACAAGTATATCTGGACAACCCGCCCGACCCATACCATTAGATACAGGCATATAGTACCATGCTTTAACCCCTATTAAATATTCCTTAATTTTCTTTTTTACTTTACCCTCTGGTGTCATAGCCATAACTTATATCCCCCAAAACTCGCAATTACTTTTTCCTACAGGGCAGTAATTTTTACACAACCCCGATGGTTTGGGCGGCCATTTATCCTCAGTGAATGCGAGCTCTAGCCGATTTATTCTAGGCAAAAACTCGTTCCATATATCTGAGATTTTATCTCTAGTGTAAATTTCCTTATCAAACTTATGTTCTTTAAGCCAAATAAACCCACATATTATGGTATCCACCCACGGGTAATGAATAAACGCAAGCGCCGCAAATAGCATTAACTGATCTGATCCCGGCTTACGTTTACCGGTTTTCCAATCTAAAAGATATGCCTTTTTAGAGCCTACTATCCCGATGTCAATAATACCACGACACCAAACATTCTTAGCATTCCATGTAGTTTTCCTAAAATTACTATCTATAGCCATGCGTTCTTCGACAACGCGCTTACCGTCATATGAGCGTATCTTATCTACGTATTTGGCATATTTTTGTAGGTCTGCTGGTAGCTTAACTTTTTTATTTGCGTAATGCTCTAAATGATGGTGCACTCTGTTACCCCATAGAGACGCCTCGTGTTGTTGCTCTGTTACATCTTTAGTTACTCTTGTTAAGTGATACCGACGGGGGCACGTTTCAAATGCGGTTAACGCTGAATGGCTCCAAGGTTTATATTGGGTTATCATATTTTCTTTAACGCTAGTAGGTACATTGGGTCGGCGTAAAACGGACGGTTCGCTATAATAAATTCTTCAAGTGCGTTCAGTTTCTTAGTCCTCAGCTTAGGTTTACTTTTCTCTTTTCTTTTCTTGTATCTAAAAGATTTGTAAGCTTTATTTAAGTTTCCTTTCTTTGCAAAAACAACTTCAGGATGCGCAGAAGATTTAAGTCTTACAGTAGCTGCGCCTTTACCCAACCCTGTCTTCTTCATAACGTCATGGTAATCAGCAAATTGACCGTCGCTTAGTTTGTGTTTTTTAGGTTTAGCTGGCATATAAAATAGGTGTGTATGTTTTAATAAAAATGGTGTCTACGGTTTTTAGTAACCTTTAGGGTTGGGATGTTTAAGCTATATCCTATAGGTAACAATAATAAGCCTTTAAGGACTTTCACCATTGCCCTCTGAACGCGGAGAAAGGAGAATAACTCTGCGTTCATATTTTTACTTAGCATCGCCATACGTATCGGCTATGCCACCTTCGCTCCAAGTAAGTAGTTCGGGCCACCAAACTGGTGGTGTCCTCATTATCGCTTGGACTACATCTAACGTCTCCTGTGCTTTATTCTTATGTACGACATAGACAAGCTCGTCGTGTACCATTAAGGCAGGTACCAACCCTGTAACCTGTTGTACACTTAGTGCGTTGTCAGCTACTACGCACCTGGCGAGGTGTTGGACGATGTTTTCATCTATTTTACCTGCGTAAATACGTGCCTTATTACGCCCTTCCCCATATACAAACTCAAGTTTACCATTATCTTCGTTGCGTTCTGTTCTAAGATTAGGATATCTTATTACCCCTTTTGGTGTTTGTAGTCCTTCGGGAATAGGATAAATCATGCCCCACGGGTCAATCGCAGGAGCAGTCGCTCCGCGTATAATCACTTGTAATGAGTCGTGACATGTTCTCCAGCCGATAGTAATTTCAGCGTATTCCCTCCGCCACATATCAACGATATCTTTAGATTCGTCCAAGTCGATGTCTACTCCGCCCATAAATTTAGCCACTTGCTGGAATGTTTTAGCCCCTGCACCAAACCCTAGCCCCAAATGGGCAACCTTACCCACCTGTCTTTGCTCTTTAGTGACCGCTGCTGGGTCTATTTCATACAATGAACTGGCGAAGTCCTTATACAGGTCTGCGTTCTCTCTGTCGTTTTCGAACATTTCCATACTGGATGGAACTTGCCATAAGAAGTGGTTAACTCTTAATTCAATACCCGAGAGGTCAGCCACTACAACTTTATAGCCTTCAGGTGCTATTAGCGAATTACGCAGAGCGTCGGACGGTTTAGGGTACGCATGATTAATGCGAGGTAAATTCTGAGGGTTATACGCCCACCCCGACCACCTGCCTGTGGTGTCAGCCCCGTAATATTTGAGAGGTATAGGAACTTTTTTGTCTGGATGCGCTTCCGACGCTGATAAAAAAGCTTTAATCCGCGTTTGTAGTATTGTGCTCTTGGCTTCTAGCCTTGCGCTAGTTGCTGTTGCAACAAGAGGGTTTTCGTGTTCTTGTAACGCAATAAATCCTTCGTCCGTCTTAGCCAAAGCAGGGATTTCTTTCCCTGTTCGCGGTGAAATTTTTAAAGGCACTTCTACCCCAAGCGTCTCTAAAAACTTAGCGAACTTTGGCGCCGATGAAAGTAACTTTAATACTTCAACGACAGCTTCGTCGTCGTCCATACCTACTTCATACACGCCCATTGTTTTAGCCGCTTCTACCAACAACGCTTTCTTACGTATGGTTTCTTCGACCAAGGTAGTGCGTAATAAT